GGGCTGACGCGGTCCGGGGGTCGCCTTTAGGTATCCATGGCTCCGCCCCTCCCCCGCCCCCTCAAGAGGCCTCTCCCGACGACAACGGCCCGATACGGTGCCTCACTCCTGCCCTTCTCGCCATGGTGTCGTGGCTTTTGCAGAGCCGGCGAGAGTTCATCCGCTGTCGACACCCGACGATGATGCACGCGAGCGGCTCCTTGTCCTCGTTCACGACGGCCCACGGCGGCAACGGCCCGTCGTGCTCGGGCAAGTACCGCCTGTCTCGAGGCGCCCTCTCTACCAGGCCCGGCGAGAGCGTGAGCGACGGCGCCGGAAACTCCATCCACGCCTGGGTCGCCGCCGCCGGCGACACGTCAAGCCCCGTCGCCCGCATCCACTCGGCGACGTCGCGCACCGCGGCCTCGCGCGTGCGCCAGCTGAACCACCTGTCTACGCCTGGCCCGACAAGGCGCCAGCGCACCCGCCCGCCGAGGTCGAGCGGCGGCGCCGGTGTCGCGACGTACTGGCCCCAGGTGATCGGCGCGGGCATTGACGGCAGGGGCGGGGGCGGGGGCTTCGGGCGGCTCATCGTCCGCCTCGCGGAGCTACACCACCTACACCACCTACACCACCTACACCACCAAACCCCACCTTTCCCAATAGAGTATATATACTAATCTTCATCTACTTAGCCTCTATTCCAAAAGGTGGTGCAAGGTGGTGTAGGTGGTGTAGGTGGTGTAGGCGCTCACGAGGTCGACAGGAACCAGCGCGACTCCCGACGCCCGTTGAAGCTGCCTTTCTTCTTTCGCCACCCGAGGCGAGTCAGGATCCCGGCCACGCGCATCGCCGCGGCCTTGTGCTGTTGCCCGACGTCGATGGCGAGGACGGCGCCGAGGACGTGAGCGACGGTGACGCCGTCGCGGATGTCGGCGGCCGTCACGCCGATCTCGGTGACGTGCTGCGGCGAGGTCCACGCCGCGACGATGTCGCCCCACGGATCGCCGCGCGTGTAGACCACCTGGTCCTCGGCGAGCTCGGCGTCCTCCTCTGGCGACAGCCACCACGGCGGGAGAGGCCGGCCGACGCCAGGCGTCATCTCCTCGTAGACCTCAGCCCAGAGCTGATCGCGGTCGGCCTTGACGGCCTCGAGGTCCACCTCGCCGACGCGCACCGGCCAGAACCGCCGCGCGCCCGTCGGGTCGTCCAGGAACTCGTCCTCATTCGTGGAGCCCACGAAGACGTTCTGCCGCGTGAGCTCCACGACGTTGCGCGCGTAGGGCGGGCGGAAGCGGTCCACGCCAGCGGCGAGGAACGCCTTGATCGTCTCGGCATCGCGGGCGCGCATCCCTCCCAGCTCGGCGAGCTCGTAGACCCAGATGCCCTGCATCTGCGCGTAGGCGTCCTTGTGGCTGAAGTCGATAGGCGTGTCCGAGAACCATTCGCGCCGCGGCATCATCGCGCGAAAGAATGACGACTTGCCCGCGCCCTGGGGGCCGACAAGGATGAGGACGGTGTCGACCTTGCACCCCGGTTCGAGCACGCGAGCCACGCATGAACGGAGCCAGCGCCGCCCGAGCGCGCGATTCAACGCCGTGTCCGCGGCGCCGGCGTACCGGAGGAGGATCGAGTCAGCGCGGGGGACGCCGTCCCAGACGAGGCCGCCGAGGTAATCAACAACAGGATGGAACTCGCGCCGCAGCGCCGCCGCACAGAACGCCTCACGCATCAGAGCCGTCGGGCACCGCAGCCCGTAGACGATCTGGATCTCGGTGTTGACGCGGGTCTCCTCCTCATCCGTCGTCGCCTTCCGGTCCCATGTGTGCGCCCTGCGGAACGCATCGAACCCGATGCGGAAGCCGATGACGGGATCCCGCGTCAGGATGATGTTCAGATTCTCAAGGCACGCCAGCGGCGGCGATGCGCCCTTCTTCGTCGGCGCGGGGCGAGTGAGGAGCGCGTCCACCTCGGCGCGCCCGAACGCGATGCGCTCAGTGTCGGTCTGGAAGTGCTCGTCCATCGGTCGTCCCCCGTGTAATTCCGTTGTCAATTGCCGCCTCCGCTTCCCGCTGGTCCAGTCCCGTCGCCATCGCCGCGCCGACGAGGCGCCCTCTCCATACCGCATCACTCGCCGTGCCGGCCGCGATCAGTCCGCCAAGCGCCGCCCCAGCTCGGAACGCGCCCGCGTTGCGCCCGCCCTCGGCAGTCGCCGACAGGCCGCGCTCGACACCCGACAGGTAGCGCCCGGCGCGAACGTCGCCACCGCCATCGCCCGCGCTGATCGCCTGCTGGATGACCGTCGCATCATGCGGCGCGCGAGGCTCGGGCGCCCTCGGCGCCGGGTAGTCGGTCATCAGCCGCCGCCACGACAGCGGCTCCCCCTCGAGACACCTCGACATAGCGAGCCCCGATGGAGGCCACGCCGGCAGGTAGTAGAGGCGGCACGGATCCTTCGTCGCGGGGTCAGGACGCACGCCGCGCGACGTGGCCCACCGCGCGGCACACGACCACACGACGCTCCACCAACGCATCAAACAGGGCGCGTCAAACGGGATGACGGCTCGGAACTTCGGATGCTCTTCCGTGTAGCTCCACGTCGTGTGAACGCACGCCGCGAGCCCGTGCAACGCGCCGACCACGGCCTCGGCAGAGTCGCCCGCGTCGAGGTCGAGCACAAGGCAGGAGACGGTATCAACCAGCGCAGCCCGACGACGATAGACGCCGTCCTCGCCGGCACGCAACGCCACCGGCGACCATCCAGGGATGTCCGCCTTCGACTCGTACCTGCGCCACTGGTCCGCGCCAGGCGCGAGCATCTCGCCCATCTCGCGCCAGGTCATCTCGGCTCGCGACTCGGCGACCGGGTCCACGGACGAGCGCCAGCGAACGACCGAGAAGAGACTCATGGCAGCACGAACGGCGCGCGATGCTGATGATGGGTGACCTGCACAACAATCACGCTGGTACGCGCTACATGAATTCGGAAAAACAACCCGCCGTGTTTGTCTCGATGCAGAATCGAACAGCCATTAGACATAAGCTGCCCTTCCTGCTCTGCTAAATCGATAGTCGTGTCCTGTAGAAGCGTAGTGTTATCGGCCACAAGCATGTACTGCGGCTTCGGAACCGAACGCCCGCCACGACTCGATGTATGCCAGTCAAACGCAAGAAGGCCGCTCTTCGCCTGTTCAGCAACGACGCGCCAGTCGGAGATGTGCCGATGCTCCTTTGTGTACTTGAGTTCAACACCAAAGGCACAGCCCGGCATGATCCGCTGATCTTGGAGCGGCTGAAAAATGCCGTCCTGCTGGCGCCGCATCGCCCATAGGTCGATCCGACGAGTCTTGTACTCGCCGGTTCGAGAGCCATCCAAAGGCAGAACGCATTTGACTTCAGAATGCACGGCATAGCCCGCGTCCTGAAGTTCTTCCGACAATACGGCCTGGATCTCTTTTTCGTTCTGTGCGGCCTCATACTTCTGCTTCCAGAACGACCACGCCTGCTGACTGCGCCCAAACGCGTTGGGGCTTCGTACATTTTCCATCGCTGTCCCGCCTTCCGCCGCCGGGGAGACGCGCGAGAGGAGGGGGCGCTTGACCCCCTCCCCACGCGCTACGGGTAGCTAGCCCGCATCCGGCGAGGACATGTTGAGATTAGTCCTCTACCTCGTCCGCGTCAAGCGTCTGCCCTTCGCCCACCGCCGCCGCCGCATCGGCCACCGCCTGCTCGACCAGCGCACAGAGCACACCCGACGGAGTCGAGCCGACCATCCGCGCGAGGAGCGCGAGGCCGTCCCAATGGCGCCTCGTCATCGTGACCGAGCGCCGCAGACCGTCCGCGTAGATGCGAGGCCGGCCGGCGCCGGCGCGTGCGCCGCCCCTCACGACGCCACCACGTCGAAGACGATGTTGGCGATCTCGCGCACGCGCGTCTCGAGGGAGTAGATGTCGAGGTCGTCGTTGTCGGTCCAGATGCGAACCGGGCGCCCCCCCGACTCGCGGTCGACGCGGACCACCTCGATAGCGCCGATGCTCCCAAGCTTGCTCGCGAGCACCTTCGCGAGCTTGTCGGCGTAGTAGTCGATCTCCTTGTCGGTGAGCCCGCAAGCGAGGAGGTCAGAGGAGAAGACGCGGTAGGTGATCTCGGTCATGTGAGTTCCTGGTTGATGTCGCCCGGCTTCATCGCCGCCCGACACCTTCTGATTACCGCACCACTATTCACAGCGCAAGGGCACCGGGCCCGATTATTTCCGATGGGCGAGGAGCATCCGCAGAATCGGCCACTCGGCCGGGTCGAGGATGACGTAGTGCCGGCCCGTCTCCGCGCCCCAGTCGTCGCACTCCAGCGCGAGGACGCGCCCCTCGGCGTCCTGCCCCTTGAGGCGGTAGTGCGTCCGCGCGGGGGCGCGGCCGTGTAGGACGTGCCCCAGCAGGCGGGTATCCGGCGGGAGCTCGAGGGCCGTGCGCCAGCGTCCGTTGCCGCGCTCGCTCACCGCCGCCCCGAGAGCGCGTTGACGCTCGCCCGGTGCCGCTCGGCGACGGCCCGCGCATCGGCGAGCACGTCGCGCGGGGGCGCGAGAAGCGGGAGCTGGGCGCTCATTCGATCCACGCGGAGTCAGGCCGTACCTCAATCGCGAGGAAGGGAACGCCGGAGACGCCGTGGTAGACCTTGCGGACGGTGAGCATGGAGACCAGGTGGTCATCCGTCATCAGCCCGGCGTCAACGCACGCGTCCAGCGCGGCCTTCGCGAAGTTGTCCACGTCACCTCGCGAGGCCGCCGCGACTGCCCCGCCCGCTCGCCACGCCTCGCGCTCGATCAGAGCCGGGCGCACCTTGGGCCTCGGGAGCGAGACGATGACGTCAACGGCGAGGAGCTCGTGAAGCGGCGTCCACCGGTGCCCGAGCTCGGCGCGGATGTGCGCGACCGCCCGCGTGCGCCACTCCCTCGAGGCGGGGTGCATCGTGTGATGCCCGCTCCTCGACAGCCGAGCGCGCCCCTGGGCCACCGGCGGCCCGGGGATGATCGTGGAGTAGAGAGCGCTCATAGACTACCCCGCGACGCGTTGAACGCGGCAAGGTGCGCTACCTCGTCCATCTGGTCCTCGCGCGCTCGATAGAGGCGCATGAGCGCGGCGAGGTGAGCGTGTCGAGGACGAGACGCGCCCCGCTCCCACTGGTAGACGACCACGGTCGACACCCGCAGATCGTGAGCCACCTGTAGAACGGTCAGGCCGGCCTCGAGACGGAGGAAGTAGAGAGCATCGTCAAGCATGCCCTCGTCTACCCCGCCGCGCCCCGCGTTGCAAAGAGGAAACTGTTTAGCGTTTCTTCTTGCGCGTTCCCGGCGTGGCGGACTATGCTTTGAGGGCCGGGGCGGTTCGCCTCGGTCAACCGAACCGGGAGATCACATGCAGTATGCGAGTCAGGCCGAGGCGCTCTATTGGAGCATGGACCACGCCGACGACGAGATGGGCGCGGCCCGCGGTCTTCGCGCCTGGCGTGAGCAGGTGCGGCGCGAGAGCGGGCGCATCGTCCGCGACACCTACCTCGAGGCCGCGGTGTCGAGTCCTGCTCTCTACGCCTGGCGAGCTCGCGCCTACTGGATCGCCGGCCTCACGCGCCGCGACGATCCCGACTGGTGCGCCGCTGAGATCTTGCGCCTGTCCACCGACGCGCTCGACATCCACGATCTTCCCGGCCTCGTCTCCACCCTGCTCGACATCGGAGGTTCCTATGACTCGTCTCGTTGATCTCGCCCAAACCCTCGGTCAGTACCTCATCATCGCGGCGGCCTTTCCGGCCGTCGCCTACGTCCTCTTCCGCGGACTCACGGATCTCTAATGTCTGTCTATCAAGCCATCTCAAACGTAACCGCCTACGTCGCCCGTACCGGCATCGGCAAGACCAAGCGCAACGCCGCCCAGGGCTTCGCCTATCGCGGCGTTGACGACGTGATGCAGGCGATGGCGTCGGCGCTCCCGATGTGCGGCCTCGTGATGACGCCCCGCGTCGTCGGGCGCACCGAGCGGGCCGCCGCGTCGAAGTCGGGCGGCACGATCTACAGCGTCGTGCTCGACGTGGAATGGGATCTCGTCTCCGTGGTCGACAACAGCCGGTGCATCGTCCGCGTCCCCGGCGAGGCCATGGATAGCGGCGACAAGGCCACCACGAAGGCCCTGTCGGCCTCGTACAAGTACGCGTGCGTCCTTGCGTTCAGCATCCCCCTCGAGGGCATCGAGGACGCCGACGCGCACTCCATCGAGGCGACCGCCGCGCCGGCCCCCCTCGCCGTGGTGGCGATGACGTGCGCTCAGGCTGACTTCAGCGAGGGCATCGAGGCGCTCGGCTTCCGGCCCGAGCACGCGGAGGCCTTCGTCGTCGCGAAGGGGCGCCCGCATCCTGCCGAGATGACCTCGGAGCAGCGCCGCGCCGTGCTGGACTACTTGAGCACGGACAAGGGCAAGATCGAGTTGGGCCGCTTTATTGTGTCAAAGGAAAACGCATGATTATCAATCTGAATCCTGTCAGCGAGAACACCCGTAGCAGCGACTACCTCGGGGCCGGGGACCACCTCGTCTCCGTCGTGAGCTTCCGCGCCGCCGAGACGATGGAGGGCAAGGGCTACTTCGAGATCGGGTTCATCGGCGCGGGCGGCGCGACTCACCGGGAGCGCTGGTACCTGAGCGAGAAGGCCGTCTGGCGCTTGCAGCGCGACCTCAAGACCATGGGCCTCAAGGGCAGCCTCGACACCGACGACGAGGTCGGCACGCTCGGGAAGCTCAAGGGGTCGAGCTACATCCTCTCGCTCAAGGCCAAGCCCGAGTACAACGGGAAAGTCTACTGCGAGGCCTCGTCCGTCGTCCGCCACGAAGGCGCCATGGTGGCTTCCGTCGCGCGCCCCCGGTTCGCTCTCGCTTCCCAGGAGCAGGGCCCCGACGGCACGGACGACGACATCCCGTTCTAAGACCTTGCCACCGCCGGGGGCGACATCGCCCCTGGCTATCTCTGGAGCATCATGAAGCCGACCACGTTTGCCGAGGTCACCGCCGCGATGTGGGATCTACACGACTCGATCAAGCAAGGGCTCGCGCCCGAGCTCGCGGCCAGGCGCCTCGAGGTGCTCGCGAACGCCCTCGCCGAGGTGCGGCCCGACAGGGCAACGCGCGCCAAGGCGCGGGAGCTCTCCTGGCTGGCGGCGACTGGCTACGAGCGCGCCCAGGTCGTCGGCTATCTGCGGCGCGTCGGCCACCTCGCCGGGCCGCTCTCGCCCGTGCGCGAGGCGATGGAGCGCGCCGCGGCGTCTATCGACGCCGGCGAGCACGTCGCCGCCGTCACGTTCTGATCAACCACCGCCGGGGCCACGTCACGGCCCCGGCTCACCTCTGCGAGGTTTCTATGTACGACTACGACTACGACGGCGGGCGTGAGGACATGCGCTCTGATGCTCGCGCCGAGGGCGGCGGCGGGCGGCGCTACCGCTACAGTTGCGGCGATGCGACGTGCGGCGCGAGCGATTGCGGCGACTGCCGCAACGGCGACGACGAAGAGGAGGTCGAGGAGGACGAGGTCGAGGAGGACGAGGTCAGGGGCGACGACGACGACGACGACGAGGTCAGGGGCGACGACGACGACGCGCCGCCGGTGCTCTCGTGAGTCTCCATCTTCTCGCCGAGCCTGGAGGTACCGTTGTCTGACGCCCCCCGCCCGCGCCGCAAGCGCATGCCGCGGCTGCCTACGCTCCTTCCCATCGACGGCGCGCCCGTCACTCAGCTCGAGCGAGCCGAGGCCGCGCGCGATGCGGCCGTCTACGACCTCTCACGCGTTCACTCCCTGCTCTCCGAGCTCGGCGTCCCCGCGCACCTCGGCGCCCGCCCGGCTACCCTCACGGAGCGGATGCGGATGATGCTCGCCGCGATCCACGTCGGGACTACCGAGCGTCACATCATGGTGGCCGTTAGCCGGGCGGGGGCGTCGTGAGCACGTCGTTGCTGATCGAAAGCCTCGACGCCGTGGCCCTTGCGGTGCCGCGCATCATGGAACTCGCGACCCAGGAGGAACGCGCGGCCGAGGGCTTCGAGGCTCGCCTACGCGACGTGCTCGCCGCCTTGGACGAGGCCGGCGTGGACGCGGACGACCAGCTCGAGGAAGGGGACGCCGTGCGCTCCCTCGCCGCCGAGCGTGACCAGCTCCGCGACCTCGTTGAGGCCATCCGTGAGGAGCTCGGCCTCCTCGAGGTACACGACGACGCCGAGGTGCTCCGCGAGCTCGCCGAGCTGAAAGCCCTTCGCGCCGTCCTCGCTGGCGAAGGCCGCGCGGTGCGTGATGCGCTCCTCAGCGCGCCGCTGATCGAAAGCCTCGACGCCGTGGCCCTTGCGGTGCCGCGCATCATGGAGCTCGCGACCCAGGAGGAACGCGCCGCCGTGGTGGCGTGGATCCGGCGGGTGGCTACGGACGCCCGATGGTGGGGAGCGCATGAAGACGTGTACGCCGGCGTGGCGGACGCCATTGAGAACGGCGAGCACCGTCGCGAGGAGACGAAATGACCGAAGCTCAAACCGCCCTCTCCCGCCGCGTCGTCGCCTGCAAGGGCTGGCGGTGGATGCCGGGGATGCTGCGTTTGCGCGCTACCCCGCCGACTCGGCGCGACCACCTCCGCATGGAGGGCCGCGTCCCCGACGGTGGCGACACCTGGGACTATGCGGCGTGGCGTGTCATCCCCGACGTCACCGATGCCGCCACGGTGGGGTGTCTGCTCGCGTTGGTGCGGGAGGCATACGGTGACCCGTGGCTATATGCGCGCGTAGACCCAGAGGAAGTGCTCTGGTATGTAGTGACTGCTTCTGGTGCTGCTTGGAGCAATACCGAAGCCGAGGCGCTGGTAGCCGCGTTGGAGAGTGCGCCATGACCGAGGCTCAGACCGCCCTCTCCCGCCGCCTCGTCACGTCCGCGGCGTTCCGCTGGATGCCGGGCATGAAGGTGGACCAGGGCTTCAGGGTGACCGAAAGCTACGAGCGCTTCATGTTCCCCGTCGACCGTCCCGACTTGCTTGACCCCGCGACGGCCGGGGCGCTGCTCTCCCTCCTGCTCACCGCCGCCCGCGCCCGCTTCGTTGTTGTCGAGATCGAGGACGACTGGCGCACGCGTCACGCGGAGGTGCGCCTGGTGGATGTCGTCGCCGGCGGTTGGCATACCCGCGCCGCGTTCGTCGACTTCCCCCTCGGCGAGGCCGTCGCCCACGCGCTGCTCAGCCTCGAGGACGCGCCTGCATGAGCGCACGTCGGGCGGCTACGCGCACGTCGCGGGCCGCCTTGATGCGCTGGGCTCGCGTGTCGTCGTCGGGGCGCGCGAGGTCGGCCGCGGCCTTGACCACGGCCGGCACGTCACAGCCGAGACGCACCAGCTCGTCAGCCGACAGGACGCCATCGCGGAGCGCGTGGAGCAGGTCGACGGCGAGGCGCTCAAGCGAGCGGCCGAGGGTGGTGACTTCATCAACGCTCACGGGCGAAACAACAGTTCGTAGTTCACGGACGCCGAGTCACTGAACAGCGCAAGCTGCGTCGGCGCCGGGAAACCGACGCGAGCGGCGGGGCCGAGGTCGAGCAGGACCGGATCGTCAACCGTGAAGTACACGGCCGGCGCGTTGCCGTCCTGGACGAGGTCCGTCGCGAACGAAAGACGAAGGGACTTCGTAGACTTGTCGCGATTGTGGAGGGTCAAGCCAAGGGTGCCGGCTGGGAGCGTGATGATTTGGCACTTGTTGGCGGTGGCCGTCGTCGTCGCCGAGTAGACGTAGGGGATCGTGGGGAGCGTGGTCAGAGACACCGTCGGCATCGTGGGCCTCGAGGGTGAGAGAGCCTAATCGGCCCAGTGATCGGCGGCCCGCGTCTCGCGCTCGCGTCTCACGCGCTCCAGGCGCGAGGCGTGCGCCCGAGCTCGCGCGTCGACGGCGAGGGCCTCGAGCTGGACACGGTCGAGCGGCATCTCCCGGGCGATGCGCTCGCGCTCGGTCACGGCGTCCAGCGAGAGTAGGGCCCGCCGCTACCACCTGGTGCCGCGCTGCGGAGGAGCTCGCCGCGCTGGACCCGTTGCGAAGAGTGCGAGACGTGGAGGAAGCCCCCGCGCGGGTAGACGATGAGCTGGTCGACGGGGAGCTTGGAGGCGACGATACGGCCCATGGCCACCTCTACGTCCATCCCAACGGGGACGATGTCGGCGGCCTCGCCCTTGAGGTGTTGCGACCCAGCGGCCCCCTTGATCGCCGCGTTGACGGCAGAGGACCGGAAGCCCGAGGTGACGCGGAGGGGCACGCCGAGGAGCGCGCGGATCGGTTCGAGGACGTGGAGGCACAGGCTCGTCAGGGCCGCCACCTGCGACGGCGCCGGGTCGTTGGCGATGCCGGTGCCCGTGCGCGTGAGCTCGGCAAGCGAGAAGTGCGGAGAGAGGCTCAAGGCGTGGTGTCCAGTCGCCGCTCGATCCGGTCGAGGCGGCGAAGGATCTCATCGTACCGCGCGCCCGACAGCGCCTCGCTCGCCTCGGCTGCGCTGGCGGCCTCGCGGCGCATCTGCTCGATCACGGCGCCCATGCGCGCATCTACGCGCGCGTCAACCGCCGCCATGTCCGCGGGCTGGGAGAAGTGCTCGACGCCACCGGCCGCGCCGACGCCGAGGAGCCCACTGGTCAGGAGGATCGCAAGGATGCCCGACGGCCCCTCGACTTTGAAAGCCTTGGAGTACCAGCTTGGCGCGTCGTTAGGCATAGTCACCCTCACACACGCGAGCCTACCACGTCTCGGGCAGGTTGGCCGCCCACTCGGCGCCGGCTGCGTCCGTGACGACGATGTGCCCCGGGCAGTCGAGGCGAGCCGGCTCCGGCGCGTAGCCGGCGGCGGTGAGGTCCGCGTGATGGACGAGCGGCGCCTCGATGCGCGCGGGCGTGTGCCCCTCGGCGGCGGCGGCGGCGACCCAGGCGACGGCGGGGCTCACGCGTGCGCCAAGATGACGGCGTCCTGGTCGGCCGACGTCGATCCACTGACGAGGTATCCGATGGTCGTCGCGCCTGACACCAACCGCGTCCCTGTTTTCCCGTCCGCGAACATGCTGATCTCCCGGAGGCGGCCAAGTGACACGTCGTTGGGTGCGCCGGCCGTCGAACGGTAGTCGTAGGGGGCGCGGACGTATCGACCTGAGCGCGTCTTGAGCGACGTCGTCGTCAACGCCGCGTTGGCCGGGGCGCGGCGGTTCATCGTGAGAAGCGCGCTCCCCCCCGGCGTAAAGATGCCGGCGTGGTTCTGACTGTTGGTCGCCGAATGGTCGAGGAACGCGGCGGCCGTGTTCATCGAGCTATTGATGACGTTTGTCGGACCCGTCGTGATCATCCCGTAGAGCTTGCCGTCGCTCTCGGCGTCGCTCGTCACGTCGGGACTCTCGGAGTCGAGGAGCGCCCCGAGGATCACGGCGTAAATGTTGCCGCCGCCCGTCGAGATCAACACGAGGACCGCCTCGGTCCCCTCGTACAGTCGGACGGTGCCGGCCCCGGAGGCCGAGGCCCACGCGCGCCAGTAGCCGAACGTCTGCCCCGACGTGAACGGAGACGCCGCGTTCCACGTCGCGAACGATCCGGCGTTCTTGACGACGTTGCAGTGCATCGTGCCGGCGGCGGCGACATCGGGCACAGCCATCGTCTGCACCGGCGAGGGGGGCGCGGCTGCACCGGCGAGGATGATGCGGAGCCCGAGGGTATCGGTCGGCGGCGTCGCGTAGCAGGCCTCAGTCGTGCCCGCGTTCTGGTAGCGCGACCACGTCCACGCCGAGCCCGAGCCCGGCGTCCGCGTCGTCGCGTCGTCGTAGGTCACCGCGCCGCCGAGGGTAAACAGGGCGTCAAGGGCAGAGGCCACGGTAGCAGAGGCAAACGCTTGGGCGCCGACGTAGCGCCATGCGAGAGGGGCGAGGCTCATACGACGGTACCTGCCGAGGTGATGATGTTGGGGTAGGCGATGGAGAGCCCTTCGAGCGCGACATAGGCGCCGTCCTGTGAGACGACGAGCGCGAGGGCGAGCCACGCGCCGACGATGGTAGAGCCCGAGCGCTTCAGCATCTGCCCGTCGGACACGGCGCCGAGGGTGAGCGTCGTCGGCCCGCTCGTTTCACGAAGGCCGCGCGCCTGGGTCACCGTCGGCGATGGGTAGGTGCCGCCGAGGTCACCCGACGCCGCGCCAGTCGGAGCGCGCGAGTCAGCGAGGCGCGCGTCGTTGCCGGCGCACGCCGTCGCCCCCGACGTGCCGAGCGCGGGCGAGCCGTGCGAGTGATCGACGCGCGCGTAGTCGGTGCCGACGCCGACGACGGTGGCCTGCCCGTAGCTGGTCGCCGAGACGACCGTGGTAGCCGGGGTGCCGCCGCCGCCCGAGGACGCGATGGTCGTAGTCGCCACGCCCGCGGCCGTCGTCGTCGTCAACGTCACGCCCGAGCCCGCCGAGATGACGAGCGCGCGGACGGACGCGTCGGCTTGAGCGCTGCCGATCTGAATCCACGCCACCGGACACACGGTCGTCGTCGCCATTAGAGCTCCTCCTCTACGATGACCGTGGAGATCTGGACCATCTCGCCGGGGTCACGGAGCTCCTGCCCGCGGACGCTCGCGTCACTGTCGACCCGAAGCGTCTGCGTCACGATGCGGCCATAAAGGTGCGCCTCGGGATCGAGGAGCTGGATGCCCGTGGTCCCCGGCGCGCTCGTCTGTTGCTTGATGGCCGGTAGGACGACGACCGGGATCACGGCCCCGCCCGTCTGGGCGATGATGCCGGCGAGCGTGCGCCCGGTGTCAGCAATAGCCGTGAGGCCGTCCGCGCCCGAGTAGCCGAGGCCGTAGTAGTCGGGCGCGGACCCCGGCGTGTTGAGGCCCGAGGTGTCGACGCCGTCGTCCCAGCTCATCTCCATCGCCCGCCGAGTCGGCCCGAGCACGCGGCCCCGCCTGGTGCCGCTCCTCGTCTCGGCGAGCTCGTAGGCCGGCGTGAAGGTGAGCCCGCGCCCGCGAGAGTACTGGCGGCCGAAGAGGCGCACGCGCCCGACGATCATCGTCCCGATCTGAAAGTAGTCGTCGGGTGTCACTTGGGCGGGGATGCGAAGCATTAGCGTATCAGTACCAACCAGCGCGTCAAACAGGATGACAGCCGAGGGCATCCGCAACGTGAGCACGCCGCTTGTTGGATCGGTAGTTTCGTAGCTCTCCAGATCGAGGCGCGTCGACGCGTAGGAGCCGACGGCCGTAGCTGCTACCCACGCGCCGCCGGTGTTGCCGGCAACGGTGCGGACCACCACCGGGTTTCCCGCGAGCGTCGACACATACTCCACGGTAGCGCCTACCATGCGCTGAGCGCTCGCGTAGAAGGGCATCCCGATGCCCGCCCCCGACACCGGGTAGACGAGGCCCCGGTTGCGAACGAAGTCCATGCCGGTGAGCTGCGCGCTTAGGTCGATGTCACACACCTTGTTAGTGGCCGTGGAGTCACGGTAGAGCGTGGCCGTCTTCCAGTTGCACCCGGCGAGGTACAACCCGTAGAGGTCGCCAGAGCGGGCGCCAAGGTCGACGCCGGTAAGGACGATGTCGTGGTCGGAGCTGTCGCGCGTCGAGCGCCAGACGCGCCGCGGCGAGGGACTGAAGGCCGGGTTGATCGCCTTGATCGGATAGCTGAAGTCGGCCGTCGTCGTGAAGGTGTCACCGGCCACCGTCGGCCCGTCGACGCCGTTGACGCGGAGCCCGTCAACCAGGTGGACGGGGCTACCGGCGGGCGTAACGAGGTGGCCTCGCGCGGTGCCGGCCGCCGAGTCGAGGTTGTTGCCGGCCGTCTCGCGCCCCGCGGTGAAGAGGAACGAGCGCCAGGTCGAGGTGCAGGCCAGAGTAACGGAGCCCCAGCGGATCCGATTGGTGCCGCTGGCGACCGACTGAAGCGCGCTCGTCGTGCCGATAGAGGTCCACTCGCGGTCCTGGCGGGGGCCGTGGTTGACCGGGCCGGCCGTGTACGGCCCGTCGACGCGTACCCACGCGCGCACTTTGCCGACGTTGGTAGACCACGCCCCCGCGGCCTTCGCTACCGCGATGCGGATCACGACGCCCTTCGTGCAATCCACCGTCACCGTGCCGATAGACGTGCCCGCCGTCACGTCGCGAAGGTCTACGCCGGTCGTCGTCGCGTCGACGCGAGTGACGTACGCGTTCGTGCCGTCGCTGATGCGGACCTCGGCCGTCGCCGTGCCCGAGGTGACGAGGACCGCATACTCGAGGATCACGCCGTCGGCCTCGTAGCCGGTGGTCACTGGCGTCGCGAGGTACTGCCCGCGGTCGGCGAACGTCGAGGTGATGGTCACGCCACCGGAACCAAGCACCTCGGTCGCGGCGCCCGTAAAGCTGCGCGTCCACGTCGGCCCCGAGTCGTCGGGGAGGTCGATGGGGACGTAGGTGTCATCCCATCCCGCCACTTCCCAGATCTCCTGACTACCCGGCGCCGGCATCCCCACCGTCGACCAGCCGCCGAGGTAGGCAGCGCCGAGCGAGGTGTAGTCGCCTGTCACGGTGCCGAGCGTGGCGTGCGCCATGACCGCGCGCCCGCGCTCGGGAGCCACCGACAGGTCACGCCAGGCCGTTGTGTTGATGCCCGAGAAGTGCACCACGGTCCCGTTGACGTCCCCGTGCGAGTTGCGCCAGTTGTGATCCCAGGTGGCGCCACGGTCAACGCTTACACGGGTGATGACCTCGCCGGTGCCGGTGCCCGCGAAGTCGACGCCGTAGACGTAGAGCGTCCCGTCATCCATCGCCAGCAGCGCGAGCTCGCCCGCGGTGAACGCCGTCCCGGCGTAGGTGCCGAACACCTCGGAGCCGCCGCCGGTGGCCGCCTCCACGCCCTCGATAGAGGAGATGGGCTGGCTTGCCGACGACAGCCGGTACACCCAGGGCTGAATCGTGACCGGCGAGAAGGCGGCGGCGTAGCGGAGGAGCGCGACGAAGATCAAGCCTTGGCTGACGACCATGTCGGGATAGCCGCGGTCGGAGGTGCCGACGATCCCGAGCGTCACGAAGCGGGCGCCGCCGTCGGAGCTTGCATACTGGTACACCTTGTCAAGGCCGGTGTCGACGTAGTGAATCAGCATCGAGATCTGGCCGGCGAGGTAGACCGCGCGGATGCGGACCACCGCAGACGAGGCGACCGTGATCGCGTTGATTAGCGCCGAGCTCGCGCCCGTCGTCCACGTCGCGCCGCCGTCGTCGGAGTACGACATCCGCACCTGGGTCGACGTGGACGAGGCCGCGACGACGTAGAGGCAGAGGAGGCGCCCGCTGGGGAGGTCGACAAGGCACGCCCGCGTCTGTGCCGAGGTGGCCTCGACAGTGACAGCGGTCCAGACGCCGAGAGAGTCGGCGTAGTTGACGACGACGTCATTCGTGTTCTTCGTCACGACGACGACGGGGAGGCCGTCCGACGCGCGCCGAATGACGTGCGGCGCGACGTACCTCGAGGCCACCGTGGAGCGGTCGATGTACTCCCAGCCCGAGATCATCACGGGCGGATCCCAGCTCCGCAGTGTGTCGCCCGAGAACGCCCATCGAACCGCGGCCGTGCCGACGTTGCCGCCGGTCAGCGTCGTGATCCCCATCGTGCCGCCCTGGGCGGCCTCGCTGTTGTCATCGAGGGTGCCGCTCGCGTGGAGCAGTAGGCCCGTCGTCTGATCGGGGACCACAGCCCCCGCGCGCGGCCCGGCCTGCGTCGTCGCCGTATAGGTAGCGGTGAGGGTGCCGGCCTCGGGGATGAGGACGCCGCGGAGGTCGCCGGTCGGCTGGGTCTTTGCCATGGGCTACCTCGTCAACGGGGAGTCGAGCAGTTGGAGCGTGAGCGTCAAGTATCCCGTCCCGTCCGTCGTTACCTCTCGCACCAAACACACCGCGCCGGCCGCGTAGATGGACGAGTCCGTGAGCGTGGCGACCATGCCCCGCTCGACGTGCACGAACTCAACCTCGGGAACCTGGTACGCCACCGTGCGCGTCGGGAGTGCGTAGGCCGCCGCTTGCCACTCGAGGATGGCGTAGGCCGTGGACTCGTCGTAGACCCACGCCGACGTCAGGCTGCGCTCGACTACGCGCCCCGTCCGCCCCTGGGACCAAGTGCATAGCGGATGCTCGGTGACGGCCGAGTCGAGGGCGGCGTCCGCCTCGCTGCCGTAGGTGAGCGTCGTCTGGAAGTTGCCCGTGCGGTAGGACAACTGGTACTCCAACGACAGCCGGTTGGCGCGGTCCTGGGAGTCGTAGGCCACGCGCCCGTCACGGCTGATGCTCGCGTCCGTGTCCGCGTCGATCACGAGGACGGCGTCGGCGGCCGTCGCGTCGTAGCGCCAGACCACCGGGTAGATGCCGAGCGGCCCTGACACGATGGACACCGGGAGGAGCGGGAGGATCTCGTCCCGTAGGAACTGCCACACGTCCACGCGCTCGGTGATGCACCCGTCGAGCTGGTACGCGGCAAGGAGCGGAGTCGCTGCGGCGAGGCGGCCCCAGTCGACCGCGATGGTCGTGAGGCCGAGGAAGTAAGCGAGCACGTCACCGGCGGCGCGAATGGTGACACCGTCGCGGACAAGGCCACCGCCACCGCCGTCGACTGTGGCCTCGTCGTTCCAGATGACGAAGAGGGCCGTCTGCGTAGTGTCGGTGAACGTCGCCTCAAGGTCCACGAACAGCGATCCAAAGCTCACCGTCGGGCCGCCCGTCGTCGTGTTCGGATCCGGGTCGACAAACCAGGTGTAGGCGTAGGTATTGTCGAACTCAAACGCGTCAGGCGACGTCGTCGTCAAGTACCATCCGATGAACGCCACCGGCTGCCCCGCCTGGTCCCAGCCGTTGAAGACCTTGAACCGCTTGTCAACCGCCGTGTATCCGTCGTGATTGAGGTACACATATTTTGCGCTAACGTGATGCCCTGCGAGTACGACGACTTGACCCACCGAGCTTGAGCGCCCGCCCCATCCGCCGGGGTTTTCAGTTCGATGGTCTGCCCACTGCGCCGGCGATCCGGTGATGTAGTCGCTGGCGCTCGTCTTCCCGGGGCGCCCGACCACGATGGGGTACGGCACGTCGAGCCACTGGTCCAGAAGAGACGACGTGTGATCCCACGTCGCCGCGCTCACCGCAAGCGACGGCGCCCCGGTGAGCGTCTCCGTGTACGCGAGGCGCTCCTCGAGCGTCGTCGCCACGGCCTCGCCGTCGTCGCCGTACTCGGGGTCCGTGAGGCCGCCAACGAGGACGACGCGCCTGGCCTCGTAGGACGTGCCCTCGACCCAGCGCGCGAGCTCGCCCCGGCCCGCGGAGAGGTCGTCGCCGCGAGCGATCATCTCGGCGACGGAGACGCCCGGCGGCGGAAGGAACTCCATCGGAACCGAGAGCTGCCCAGACGAGTCGCTGAACAGAGAGATGCTCTCGGTCGTCTCGATGTCATCCAGACCAGCGCAGTAGTGGAGCACCTCGCCGTCGTCGGTGACCACGTCGAGCTCGTCCGACGCCATCCGCATAAGGACGCCGCCGACTTCGACGGTGAGGAGCCAATGCACGCGGCGCCCGGTGAGCTGGGAGGGGTAGAGGATCACGCGCGGCTCCGGTGTCCAGTCGTGCCGGTCTTCGTCCGAGTTGAGATCTCACGCGATAGGCGCCCGCCCTCCTGGATGGTGCGCGCCACCGACTGATCGAGCACCTTGTGGCCGAGGCGCACCTGAAGGATCGAGACGCCCCCGCCGGCCGTCGCGCCCACCTGGCGTTGCAGCTCCGTAGGCGAGCGGGCCGCCGCGAAGTAGTCGCCGCTCGCGAGCGACACGTTGCCGCGCTGCCCCATCATCTGAACGCCAGGCGTGTCGTTGAAGCTCGGCGGCGGGGACGAGGCGATAGCCGCGAGCGACACCGCGCCCGACACACCGGCGGCGGCCATCGCGATGAAGTTGGCCGGGGGCGGGAGCGTGTTCGCGGAGCTGATCGCCAAGGCCGTGTTGACCACAGCCTGCGCTACGGCCGCGGCCTTCGACGCGGCGAACATCGCCATAGCGGCATCCTTGTTCGTCTTGCTCTGCTCCTCGGCCGCCGCGGCGAACGCGTCCGACGTGGTCCCGAGCAGGTCCGACGTAGCAGACGCCGTCGCCTGCGTCCTCTGTGCGTGGAACGCGGCCTCGGCCGCGAGCTCTTCTCCGCGCTGCTTGGTGCGCTTCTCTGACGATGCCGCATAGATAGCGTCGATGTCCTCGGCGGCTTTAGCCTGGAGCGCCGTCACCGCCTCGAGGCGCGTGGCCTCGATTGCAAGGATCTCCTCGGTGCCGCCCACGCCGCTCTCAACCTTGGCCGCGGCGAGCTCGTTGACCTTCTCGATCTGCCGTGCCAACGACGCCTCAATCGCGGCGGCGCCCTCGAGTTGCGCGTCGTTCGTCGCGCGCGTCGTCTCCTGAAGAGACGTGAGTACCGAGCGGTAGTTCTGCGTCTGTTCGAGGATGCCGCGCTCGACCTCGGCGCGGGCGGCTTCTTCTGCGACGAGAGCGGCTTCCGCCGCGGCGCGGGCGCCGGCAGCTTTGGCCGCGGCAAGCTCGACTTCGACCGTCTCTTTAGCCGCCTTCTGTGCCGCGAACTGCTGAGTGATGACGAGCTCTCCCTTGGTCTTCGTAAGCTCAATCTCTTCTTCGAGGCTTACTAAGATCTTCTGGGCAGCTTGCAGCTCTGGAGAATTCAACGCCTGACCGGCCTGGGCCTTAGCGTCCTTCTTCTGCTGTACGCTGTCCTTGGCGCGCGCGAGCGCGTCTCTAAACGACGCGTCTGTAGCCTCGTTTGCCTTGCGGATTGCGATGCCCTCGGCCTTGGCCGCGTCCCCGGAAGTCTCAAAGAGATCGGACACTTCTTGCTTACGGTCGCGAACCTTCTTCGTCGCCTCGGCTTGAGCAATCGCGTCGTCCGTGGCCGCCTTGTTCTTGACCTCGACCTCGTCCAGAACTGAAGACAGGTACACATACGTCGCGCCCAACGCGGCGACGGCGATAGCGACGGGCCCGAGGACGGCGAGCGTCGAGGACATCGACACGCCGAGGCCCTTGGTGGCGACAGAGGCCACCTCGGCCGTGTCCGCAACATCGGCCACGCCACGCGCCACGCCACCCAGGCCGGGGACGAGCATGTCAAGGATGCCGGCGAGCTTGCCCGCGTTCGAGCCGACGGCGCCGGCCTTGTCCCCGAAGCGCGTGGCCGATGCGGCGGCGGTGTCGAGCGCGTCGGCCGCCGCGCGCCCCGAGGCCTTGGCGCCCTCGGCCGCCGCCTTCGAGGCCTTGGCCGCGGTTAGCGAGGCCTTCTCTGCGCTCTTGATCGACTTGTTGAGCTCGGCCGACATCTTCGTCGCGGCGTCCGCGGAGAGGCCAGGGATCTCGGCAAGCTGCCGACGAAGCGCGGAGAGGTCGGCGGCGACAGTGAGATCTACGGTAGCCATGCTCCCCCCTATCCTTGTCGCAGTCTATCGGCGGCGCGTTGCATCGCGGCGTCGAGGTCATCGGCGCGCGCGAGGATGATCTTCGTTCCCTCTTTGCGGGCCAGCTCGTTCCACAGGTTCTTCCCGTCCGACGCCAGCGGGTTTCGAACCTCGCGAGAGAGTTGGATCGGTTGGCCCGTGTCGTCTATCCGACGCGCGACGATGCCCTCGGGTAGCCGTCCGTTCTTGCGGAAGTAGGACATGATCTCGGCGTACTCGGACGCCGGCACCTTCTTCTTTCGCATCGACAACGGGCCGGGGCGATGCACTAAATACGTCGCTTTGCTTGTCTCACTCTCGGAGCTCACGACGGCTTCAAGCTTGTCGCCGCCGCTCCCACGTCGTAGCTCGGTCTTCAGCGTGCCCGTCTTCCCGGTGCGACGGCGAACCTGGGTGTACCACTTGCCCTCGGCGTTGTGCTCGGCGTCGTCGGCGATGTCGACCAACGTGCGCCCCACCTCGCCGACGACGAGGACGAGGAGCTCGCTCATCACTTGCTCAAGCTTGCGCGTGTCGACCGTGGCGGTGACGCTCATCCGAGCCCCCAGAACGACAACGCCGCGGCGTCCCCCTCGGCGGCGGTCTTGCCCCGCTTGGCCGCGGGCGGCGGCGTGTGCTTGGCACGCCACCACCCGAGGACGCGTTCTTGGACCTCGACATCCCACGCGTAGAACGCGTCAGGCTCGCCGCAGTAGGTGAGCCCGATCTCCATCGCTACGGCGTCGAGGCCGCCACCGGCGCCCCGGTAAAATCCGCCGCGGCTGCTACGCCCGCCTCCGTCGGCGTCGAGTCCGTGAGGAGCTCGACAGCCGCACCCGCCGCCGTCCAGATCTCAGCCTCCGCAAAACCGAGCGCGTGGAGCTCGTCCACCACAGCGGCCCCGTAGGCGCACGCGTCGTGCTGGTGCGCCTTGAGTGTGGCCTTGAGCGGACGGCCGCCCCAGCACGCGCCCAGGGCCGCGCCGAGGCCGAGGAGAGGCGACTGCGACAGCGCCAACGACACGACGCGCGCCAGCGCGAACGAGGGCGGGGTGCGGAGCGTCACCGAGTGCGCCCCGAGCTGGACTACGCGCGTCGACATCAGGTCGCCGTGATCGCGCCGTAGACGATGCCCGACACGCTGAAGGAGTTGGGGTCGCCTTCCGAGATCGAGACGGTGACGCGCACATCGTTGAGGATGAGGATGTGGTCGGCGGTGTCGCCGAAATTCGTGCCCTCGCACGTCCAAGTGAGTTTGTAGGTCATCGCGTCGGCGTTGGCGCCGAGCGTCGACACACCAACCGCCCAGGCGCCGGTCTTGCGGGCGAGGTCGTAGAGCAGCTTGTCGGTGGCGTCGGAGAGGTCCGTGAAGTGCGCGGTGAAGCTGAACGACGGGAAGACGCGGTTGGTCTTGCGGAGGGTCGCGAACTCGCCGCGGTCCAGGTAGGCAGTCGTCTCGACAAGGCCTTCGTTCAGATTGTCAATCGAGAAGTCGCCCGCCTCGTAGACGATAGGCAAGCTCAGCGGCGTGCCGGTGTTGTCGGTGAAAACCAGCGTACCATCGCGAAAGTTCTTGATGACAGTTGACTGAGCCATGGTTCACCTATTGGAGCGGGAGATTGTGGACGACGCGGAAGAGTATCGACCCGATAACCCACTCACCGGTATCGGTGGCGGCTTGCGACGTCTCGATGAGCTGCACCTTGTACGAGCTCGGCCAGGTGGCGTCGTAGACCATGAGCACGTTGATCACGGCCTGGGCGCCGTCGAGGGAGTCGTCGTAGGACGTGCTCATGTCCTTCGGCACCATACGCCAGGAGAAGCGCACCTCGAGGTCCGTCTCGGTCAGCGTGCCCTCGGCGGGCTTGCCGCGGTAGAGCCGGAGGTCTTTCGTCGTCACCGCGTGAATTATGAAGGCCTTGTGGGCGATGCTGTCGGCATCGCGCCCGAACGTCTCCGGGAGCACGCGCGACTCACGCCAGCCCGTCAGCGTGAGGATCCGCGTGGTCACGTCCTCGCGAAGTTCGCGGACGGTCTTAGTTGCCAAAGCGAGTCCAGGGCGCGTGCGAGAGGCCGCGGCCGTTCGTCCAAATCTGCGAGCTCGCCGACTTCTTCTTCGTCGGGTCGACGCGGTTGTCGTCGGCCTCGTCATACGTGAACTTGAGCGCGCCGTAGGCCTGTTCATAGGTCGACAGGTAGTGAGCGGCGAGGGCTTGCCACCGCCCGCCGTCGCCGGCCGAGGTCGAGTAGTCAATGAAGACGAGGTGAAGCGCCAGCATCAGATGACACTCGCGGAGCGCGCTCGGCTGGATCACAAGGTACGGCCGCCGGCCCGCGCCGATGAGGCGATTCGAGATCGTGAAGAAGGCCTCGTCAATGTAGGGTTGATACGACGCGGCGGCGCCGAGCAGAGACGGGAGGTCGCTGTGCCGCTGCGTGAGGTCGTCCTGGGAGACGACTCCGTAGAGCGTTCGCCGACAGAGGGCCATGTCCTGCCGGAACGTATGGGTGACGGCGTCGGGCATGACGAGCACCCACTCGATCAGAAACCCCTCGCCGAGGGCCTCGGCCGTCGTCGTCGCGCCCGTGACCGAGAACGTGGCGATGCTCGCCACCGTCACCGCGCCCGTGACGAGCACGGTCTGATCGGGCCGGTAGATCGTGACCGTGCCGCTCGATGGAGTCGCCGTCGCCCCCGCCCTCGAGGTAGGGCAGGTGATCGTCTGGGTACGCCCGCGTTCGAGCGTCTCCGACGACCGAAAGCGGGCGGTGTAGACAGTCTCGGCGAGCGACATCGATCCCCCCTACTTGCCCTTATCGGATTGCTTCTGATCGGCACGGCGCGCCTGGTCCTCGGCCACCTTGCGGGCCTTGTCGCTCGCCATGCCCGAGTCGCGGAGCTGCCGCTGCATCCGCTCCATGGCCTCGCGATAGCCGGCGCGCTCGCTCACGCGCGCCCCCGACGGGGCTTAGGCGCGGGCGCGGCGGGCGCCTCGTCGTCGGTGACGACGGGGGCGTAGAGGCGCTCCATCGCGGCGCGCATACGCTCAAGCGTGGCCTCTTCGTTGGGGAGGGCCTCGCGGTGGAACGGCGAGCTCGGGGCCTTCTCGCGCCACTCGTTGACGACCTTCTCCTGCTGCTCGATCTGAACCGTAATGAAGTCGGCGTCGGGGAGGTCAATGTAGCCGTCAACGACGAGGCGACGGCAGAAGGCCCAGTAGCCGTCGGAGTCGCCCTGGATGCGCGTCTGGCCGGCGACCATTTTGGGCGTCTCCCACTTGGAGAGGTGTACCGTGCCCGCGACACCGTCGTAGGCGACGACGTAGCCGCCCGGCTCGGCGTCCCAGGGGATGATCGTCCACCCCTTGCGCCGCTTGGCCACCTCGGCCGCGGCGGTGTCGCCGCTCTGGTCGACGTTGGCAACGCCCGGGTCTGCGGCGAGCCTGGACAGCCACGGGAGCCACTCGCCAGCGACCAACATCCAGCGCGCGGGATGGTGCATGAACCAGAACGAGGTAGACGGCTCAAGCCGTACCAACTCGCGCATGACCTGCGGACGCGCCGCCGCGCGCCCCTCGAACTGCCCGCCGCCCATCGTCCCGAATGTCGCCGCCATGATGCTCCTTCGGACGCGAAAGCGCCCGCGCCCATAGGATAACCCTACGAGCGCGGGCGCGTGGTCTTAGAAGTCGGACAGGATACCGACGCCGCGGAGGTCGTCCAGCTCGCCGACGCCAACGAAGGCGCTGCCGACCACGATGGTGGAGCCGGAGGAGGAGTCGCGCTCCAGCTCGACCACGATGGGCGACTGCGACGGCAGGGTAGGGGCGCCGACCATCGGCGCGGCGGTGGCGGTGGCGACACCGATGGCGCCCGGGGCGATCATCATGCCGAGGTAGTCGTCACCCGCGTTGGCGGTGGGGACGTTGGCCGAGGCGAAGATGTCCACGCCGAACAGGTTGCCACGGAAGCCGGGGCCCTTGGCCTGGACCTGGTCCTGGCTCGTCGCGAGGTACTGACCGGGGCCAGTCTCGGAACGGAGGGACGAGATGAGGTCGTTGACTTGCTGGGGATGCAGGATCGCGGTGAACATGCCGTCCGCGCTCTGGAGCTGAAGCCGGAAGATCGCGGCGTAGAAGTTGGCGACGGTGAGGTCAACCGTGGTCGTCCCGACGGACGCGGAGAATCCCGAGGACAGCGCCGCGATCATCGTGGTCACGCGCTTGTTGTACGCGAGGACCATGTCGGCCGCGATGTTCTCCAGCGTCACGTCGAGCGGGATGCCGGTGGCGGTGAGCATCGCGAGATCGGAGATCTGACGACGAAGCGCCTGGCGCGCGATGGTGATGTTGGCGTTGGTGGTGGTCAGCGCGGTGTTGGCCACGCTGGCATTCTCAGCCACGGACGCCATGGCGTTCGCGCCCCAGGACACGACAGGCACCTGGACCACGGTGGAGCCGGAGCCGTTCATGCTGCGGAGCTGGGTGATGCTCGGGTGATTGACCAACGAGGCGGTGTCGGTGAGCTTGGTCACGACGAACTGATTGAGGATCGCCGCGAGACGGGCGTTGCCGGACAGGCCGGTAAAATAGACTTCGTTGGCCACGGGGGCCTCCTGACAGATTGGAGGGTGTACCCGCGCCTATCGCTTTTTACGGGAGCTCGACCCCGTGCGCGTGCGAGGTGATGACCTCGCACGTCCACACTACGCGCGCCGCGACAATCTGTCAACCCACGCGGAGCGCCGCCATGATGGCTTCCCGGTTGGCGCGGAAGTCGGACGGCGACAGCCGCGCGATAGCCTCGGCGCTCCAGCCCTGCGGCTCGCTCGGCGCCTGCGGAACCGTCCCCGTCGACGGGCGCGGCGAGGGCACCACGGGCGCCGCCGGCGTGGCCGTGGTCGTCGTCGCGGGCGCGGTAGGGGTAGCGGCCGGGAGGTACGCGCGAACCGCCTTGGGGAGCCCGTCAGGGGCCGCGAGCCACTCCGACAGGGGAGGGCGTCCCTCGGCGGCGAGCTTGCCGTAGGCGTGCTGGACGTACTCGATCCCCTCGGCGTCGGTGATCCCGGCGCTCGCGATCTCGCGCTCCACGCGGAGGGCCTCGCGCTCGGCCTTGGACGCCGCCTTGACCTCGTCCACTTGAGCGCGGTACTTCTCGGCCGACGCCGCCACGGGCTCCAGCTCGACCACGCGGCCCTCGAGCTCCTTGACACGCGCGACAAGCTGCCGGATGCGCGCGGCTGCGGCGGTCTGATCGGTCGTCTCGGTGCTCACTTCTTCGCTCATCAGTACCCCTTCATTTCGGCGGCCCCTTCGAGCCGTGCCTGTTGTCTGAGAACCTTGTTAGCCCACGTCCGCCATCGCCTCGGCGTGAGATACGTCGGCGGCGGGCGCCGTCGCCGGGGGCGGGCTTTCTCCTTCTACCGTCGTCGGCGACGGTGCCCCCTTCATGGTGCGGATCGCGGCGAGCTGGGCGATAGCGTCCTGCTCCGACAGCGAGCCGAAGAAACGGAGCGCGTCCACCTCGGACATGAGCCCGGCCGCGAGCATCTCGAGGACGTGCTTACGACGCGCCTCCATCTCCTGCGGAGACAACGGGATCTCGCGGTAGATGACCGAGTACCCGCCCTCGGGGTAGTTGCTCGGCTCGCTGTTAGCCTCGGTCCACCGATTGAACAAGACCGCCGACAGCGACACGAGCGCCTCGTCAGACGCGCGGAACTGCATGATGTACCGGCGCTGTGCCTGCCGCTTGCCCTCCTGGGAGAGCGAGATGGCGTAGCCCGAGCGCGCGGAGCCCGACGTGCGCTGAAGCTCGGACGGCGAGAGGCCGGCGTCCGTCGCCAATCTGTGAGCCACACTGGCGATCACGGCCTCCAGCTTCTCGACGTCCGCGCCGGCCTGGTACTGTCCAAGCATCGCCTGGCTCGTCTCGGAGATCGGATCAAGCATGAGGATCGTAGTCGGGTCCGTCGTCACCTCGCTACGCGCGGCCCGGCTCCCGAGGTCCGACGCGTCCATGCCCGCGACACGGACGCCGACGGCGTAGCGCTGCGGGTAGGACGCGTCACGGATGCAGTGAGCAAGGTACGAATAGAAGAGCCCGAGTTGCAGCGAGCCCGTGTAAAGCTCGATGTTTGCGAACGGGTCGAAGAGGCGGTCCCCGTAGGTGCTCGCGTGGTAGAGGATCGCCGGGATGATCGGCGTCCCGTTCGCCCGACGCCAGGACGCCGGGTAGTCGACGCCGTCGTAGGTGGCGCCGTGAACCAGGCGCGTCAAGTCGCGTCCGCCGAGCCAGCCGTCGAGCGCCTCGAGTACCCGGTACGTCGGGCGCGCGGGGTCGCGGATGTCCCACACCTCGAAGGTCCACATCAGCTTCGCTTCGATCTGACGGAGTCGGAGCTCACCGAACAAGGTCGGCACGTTGGGGCGCGCCGGGTCGGCCTCGGCCATCGTCATATGCGGCGGCACCGGCCGATAGACGAGGCGCCCGTCCTCGACATCGGCGCGCATCCACATCTCACGGAGCGCGAGCGTGTACGCCTGGAAGCGCGACATCTGCGACCAGAGGCCCGAGCGCGCGATAGCGCCCGCCGAGCCGACGAGGCGGTCGATGTTGGGGGACGCGAGCTGGTTGTGTTTGACGTCGGGCTCGGCGTCGTAGAGCGTGGCGAGCTCGTAGGACGTGGTCCGCAACGCACAGTAGCTGATGTCGACCAGACCCATCGCGGCCCGGCGCACGCTGCCGAGCTGCGTCTCCATGTAGCCCTCGAGGATGGGTTGCCAGCGGCCCTCCATCATCGCGTAACGATGGCGTTCGTGCTCGACGCGGCGGGCCTCGTCGGGGTTGCCGGGAGCGGGCGGCATCGGAGCTGTCATCGTGGCGTACATGCGTCATCCTATCCGATGCGGAGGAGTTGCGGCTGATACTGCCGGCGGGTCACGAGCTCGAGCGCGTACCGTAGCCCGTCGATAGTGTGCTTGTGATCGCTCGCCGCGCGCCCGTCGAACTTGCCGAGGTCGTCTATCAGACGCTTGCAACGCGGATGGATGACGAAATCGCCGCGCAACATGCTCGCCTGGAGAACCCGGTACCCGTGGAACACGGAGCCGGCCGGCTTGTACGCGGTATGGATCCTCCCCGGCCAAGTGCCGATAGGGATCCTCAGGGTCTTCTCGAACGCCTGGACGAGGAGGGCGTTGCTCTTGAGCGCGCCGCCCCGTCGCGACACGGCGGCGCGGTCGCCGACCCAGCGGTCGATCTGCTCCCACCGAAGCCCGGCCCTCTTGATCATCCCGAGGATCTGTGCGGCGTCGTCCTCCGGTGTCGTCATCCCGTTCGAGCTCACCACGTCGAGCACGGTGATGCGCGGCTCGTTGTCGCGCGACCTGGTCACGGCGACCATCACCGCCGTCTGTGCGCCCGACTCCTTCCCGTGGTCGATGCCGATGGCGATCTGTGCCTCGCCGGCCGGCGCCTCGTCTCGAACCATCGTCAACGGATCGAACTGGAGGAACACCCGGCCCTCGGTAAAGCCGGCTTCCCACTCGCCGTGGATGCGCTGGGCTCGCTCCATCGGCAGGACCTGGGCCTCAAGGCGCGCGATGTCCTCGGCACGGAGCAACGGGCGCCCGCCAATGGGCGTCGTGCCCTCCACCGTTAGCGGCGTGTGAATGTCCTCGACCTCACCGGCGTCGACCAGCGCGCGAAGCCACCCGAGGGGGAGGCCGATGGGCGTGAGCGTGATCGCGATGCGGCCCCGCTGGCGTAGGACGCGGGCGGCGAGCTCGGACCAGATGGCCTCAGGTGGCGGTTCATCGATCAAACAGAAGTCGATTGTGCTACCGGCGAGCGCTAATACGCCCTGGTTTACGGTTCGGATACGCAGAAAACTTCCGTTCTTGAACCTTACAATGGGCACTTTTCCACGGAAGCCCTTGCCCGGGGTGTACTCGCAATCCGACTCGATCTCGTCTTTCGGCAGGAGCTGCCAGATCTTGCCCTGGATCGACAGCGACTGCTCCCAGCTCACGACGACGACCCAGGCCTCGATGGGCGCCGACTTGACAAGCGTGTGCGGGTGACGCCCGAGACAGCGCCAAATGCAGTCGGCGACACCGGCCCAAGTTTTTCCCGCCTGGTTGCCGGCCCTAAAGAGCTTGATCTGACTCGCGCTCTGAAGGAAGCGGAGCTGCGGCGGCGTCGGGCGGAAGTACGCGAGCGGGTCAGCGTGCGCCCGTTGCCCGAGAACGTGCGCGGCGGATGCGAGCGCGGAGAGACTCACGCGCTCACCGCGAAGAGCGCCGGCTGCGTCGCGACACGATGCGCCGGCTCCCGGTTCATCGTCACCCACTCGGCCTGCTGTTTACTGAAGGTCCGCTTCTGCCCCTTCCGGCCGGCCGTGATCTCGACGGCGCACCACTCGGGGATCACGACCTCGGCCTCGGAAATGGCGACCGTCGCGCCGAGCTCGGCGTAGGCCCTCGCGTGCCTGACTACCTCGTCCCGCCCGAGCATCGCCGCGTAGACCGTGGTCCCCGCGTAGGGCGGATCCATGTAGACGACGCAGCCCTCCAGGTCGCCCGGCGTCCCCATCCAGGCGGCCACGTCGGCGGCCTCGGGGATGCGGGGGAGGACGAGGACGGGGGGCCAGCCGTTCGCCATGCGCGCGACTGCATCGTGGACGATTTCGAGCGACGGGCGCAGCCCCTCCATGTTGCCAGCCGGCCCGCCTTCTGGCCTCCCGATGCCGTGGTCCATGCCCATCCCGCTGAACGATCCATGCTGGAGAAACAGCGTGGCACCCACCTCCCCCGCCACCCGCTCAAACGCCGCCGCCACATCCCCCACCGGCGTAGCGAACTCCCCACCGTGCCGCGTGCCCCCGTTGCCCGTGTTCATGAGCGCGGGGCCGGCCATGTTGACGAGGCGGTTGCCGGAGACGATGGCGGCGTATTCGGCGAGGCGGTGGCAGCGGGCGGCCAACTCGGCGCGCGGCGGTCCGTTGCCCGGCCATCCGGTGCGGCTTGGGTCGTCGTAGCTTTCCGGGGCGAACCCCCCACCGCCCTGATGGGTGCGCGCGAGTTCGTAGACCCACCTTGCCGTCCCCTCCGCATCGAGCCGAGGACGCGCCTTCCGCTCCCCCCGCAGCCGCTCCCACAGCGCCCGCGGCTCCTCGTCCTTCCACCCGCGGATGATCTCGGCCACGCGTCGGAGCATGTCGGCGTCAGGGTAGCAGCGGAGGAGCGCGGCCACGTCGGGGTCGGCCTCGGCCCATAGGTAGCGCCCGGCGCCCTGGCCCGAGCGGAGGCCGAGGGCGGCGAGGATGACCTCGGCGTACCCGGCCTTGTTGCCCATCCGCGAGATCGGGGGGCGACAGTTCGGCCCGCCGTGGAGACGGAGACTGACGGACGCGAGCCCGGCCGGCAGCTCGGCGAACAGACGAGGGCGGCTCACGCGCCGCCGCTCGTCATCCGAACCACCTTGCCCGAGCGCCTCAACTCTACGGCGTCCTCGATGCGCTCGAGGTGCTGAGGCGGCATGGACGCCACCGCGGCGACGATGATCGAGAGGAGCTGCTCGTCAGTCATTCGATCAGCATCCGGTGTCTGGTTGTCCTTCGCCTTCTGGCGCGCCTCTTCGAGCTGCCGATAGAGTTGAGCGGCGGCCACCCACGAACCGTCTGCGGCGGCGGCGCGATGTAGTCGATCCAGGCGCTCGGTCGGGCTCGTCAGGCCGATGCACTCGATCTCGCCTCGTAGTCGCGCGAGCGACTTCCGTAAGTCGGTTGCCTTCGCCGCCGCGTTGACCGCCGCCGACATCTGCTCGGCCTTGACCGCCGCCGCCGTAAGCGCGTCGAACTTGCGGACCTGGCTCTCGATCTCCTTCGCCTGGTCTTCGAGGGCCGAGGACTCCGAGCGGGTGACGCGCTTAGCCATCCAGCGCCCCCGGTCCAGGTTCCTGACCGGCTTCCTTCGCCCACCGGGTCCAACGGCGGCGGATCACGTCGCAGTAGTGGGGGGAGAGCTCGGAGAGGTACGCGATCCGGTTGGTCACGGCGCACGCGAGGAGCGTGGTGCCAGATCCCCCGAACGGGTCATACACTGCCGCGCCTGCGCTCTCGTCAGGACACTGCTGGAGCGCCCACACGATGACGGGGAGCGGCTTCTGCGTGATGTGCTCCTTGACCTTGCCGCTCCAGTGGTGCGAGAGGTGTCGCGCCTGCCGCCCGTAGTTCGTCCACGCCAACTCGAACTCGGAGAACGACCGCACGTCGTTCTTCTTGTGCCAACACAGCCAGTGGTTCGTAGGCGGGAGGGTGTCCGCGAAGTAGTTGCCGCCCCACACACACTGCCACTCGGCAGCCGCCAGAAAGGGGCCAACGTCAGGGCGGGCGACGTCCCCCCGCGCGACGGACGAGAGCCGGTCGGTGCGCGCCTTGCTGGACTGCCCGAAGCCCATCGTCATCTTGCTCGCGTCGATGCCGTAGGGCGGATCTGTCATGAGGATGGAGGGGCGCACGTCCCCAAGCAGCTTGGCGGCAAGGGCTCGATCGTAGCTGTCCCCACACGCCAGCCGGTGCGGCCCTAGCTCGTAGACCTCCCCCACCACCGAATGCGCCGGCCCCTCCTCGACCTCGGGGGCGCCGGGGTCCGGCGTGTTGCTCGGGTCGTCGCCGCCGCCGATGAGTGCCGCGATCTCCTCCGCGGTGAAGCCGAGTCCCTCGACGCTCACGGCGGCGGCGGTGAGGTCGCGGAGCACGTCGGCCAGCGCGGCGTCGTCCCACTCGGCGAGCTCGCCGACCTTGTTGTCGGCAAGCGCCAGCGCGTGCGCCTCGGCCTCCGACAGGTCGAGGTAGCGCACGGGAACTTCGATGAGCCCGAGCTTGATGGCCGCCTTGAGGCGCGTGTGCCCCGCGATGATCTCGCCGTTCTCGCGACGGGCGATGAGGGGCGCGCCGAAGCCGAACCGCTTGATCGAGTCGGCAACGGCCTTGACCGCAGGGTCGTTCTTCCGCGGGTTCTTCGCCCACGGACGAAGGGAAGCGACGGCGACGTACTCGGCGGCGGGAGGGGGGGCAGGCTTCATGGGTTCCCTATAGTTCATTTTTTTCGGAGAGCGCAAAAAGGACGAGGGGCTGACGCG